AAAGTTAGGATCAAATCTGCTTTCAGTTACGAAGCCTTTGAAGAAGTTTTTAATTGCATCGCAGAAGGAACAGTAAAAACGTGTAAGTGTTTGAGTACTCATTTTTTTACTCCATCTAACATAAGTGTCTTAGCTTCTTTGTGCAAGCCCATACGGCTAAGTTCTGCTGCGGCTCTTGCTCTACCAGCTGATTCGCCAAATGCGATAAAGCTAATAAATGCTGCGATTGCGAAAGTTTTAACTGTATTGCAAAATGTACAGTAGTAAGTGCTAATAGTAGCTGCGGTCATTATACCCATCCTTGTAAATTTTTGTTTGCGCCTTCGTTCCAAGGATGTAAGTCCTTGCGGGTCGGTGCGGCTCCGTTGTTTTCGAGCATGTGTTGATAAGCAAATTGCCAATCATTCTTGTACTCTGTTCGAGCCCATACGAGATACGAATCGTTTTTCATGGATGGTTTAGATCCAAACAATACTCGTAGGACTTTAAACACTTTTTTCATAGTGATCTCCTGTTTCTATGTTTTGGATGCTTGAGGAATAGCAATACCCCGGAACTTCCCCGGCGGTGCAAGCACCTTTGGTGCTCGTCAATCACTTGTAACGGATGGATGATCCGCATTGTCTATCCAATGTGTCTGTGTGTTGTCAAAACCGTCATTGCGACTGTCTTAACACTGTTATTTATACAATAGTACAGCCTGATTTATGTTTTTCCTAATGCTTTATGGAAATACCCGCTATGCACGTAACGCATAACACTACCGGTTGACATGCTCAAATGGTAATGTTATACGTTATCGTTCCTAACGGACTTTAATACTTAAAGGTTGTGTTCAACGGCACAGCCTTTTCTCTTGACTTATATCAATATGATGTTATAATTACAGTATAAGCATTAAACATTTAACCATCCACAGCGGAAAGGACACAGTTTGAAGATGAAAATAATTGCAGGCAACAGCAACAGGACGTTGGCCCAAGACATTGCAGAACACTGTTTTGCCGGACTAGTACCAGCAACAATATCAACATTCGCAGACGGTGAAACAAATGTTGAGTTTCAAGAAAATGTTAGAGGCGAGGATGTGTTTATTGTACAAAGTACATCAACTCCTGTTAATGACAGTTTAATGGAACTTTTGATAATGATTGATTCTGCAAGGCGAAGTAGTGCTAGTCGTATTACTGCTGTTATTCCTTACTTTGGTTATGCTAGACAAGATCGTAAGAGTGCTTCACGTACTCCTATTACAGCAAAGCTAGTTGCAAACTTATTAACAACCGCAGGCGCTGATAGGATCCTTACAATGGATCTACACGCAGGACAGATACAGGGCTTCTTTGATATTCCGGTGGACGATTTAACAAGCCGTAAAGTGTTTGCCAAAGACATCAAGTATAAAGTAAACACAGAAGAGCCTACAGTATTTGTATCACCAGATGCAGGCGGCGCTGTTAGAGCTCGTAAGTTTGCAGACATGTTCCATGGGGATATTGCTATTGTAGACAAACGTAGACCAGAAGCAGGCAAGAGTGAAGTAATGGCGCTGATTGGTGATGTTAAAGGTAAACACGCTATCTTAGTAGACGACATTATTGATAGTGGCGGAACATTGTGTAGTGCAGCCAAAGCTATTATGGATGCAGGCGCCCTAAGTGTTCGTGCATATATCACACACGGCGTATTATCAGGCGAAGCATGTCAAAAGGTTGAAAAGAGTGTACTTGAGGAACTAGTAATCACTGACAGTATTGGCAATCGTTGTCCTAAAAATTGCAAAAAGACACGACAGGTAAGTGTCGCGCCTTTGTTTGGTGAAGCAATACGTAGAGTATCAAACGAAGAAAGCGTTAGTAGTTTATTCGTCTAACGCTGTTTCAATATGTTTGATGTATTCGTCAATGCTATGATCTGAGAAGCTGTCTATCTTACCTTGCTTTAGCCCTATCCAGATGCCGCGCCACTTGTCTTTGAATAGTTGCCATCCGGTAGGTGTACGAATTAGTCCATAAGCATTAAGATAGTTTTCAGTTCCATGATGCTTGTAACCTAAAAATTTTGGAGGCACAGTGGTAACGATGTCGTTATTATTTTTCCATCTATGGTGCTCAACGTTTAAACTATTACAGTAACCTTTCCACCCTACACGGGGCGAACCGTAAGTAAATAATTGTACTGGATCATTTAGATCAATATTGTGCTTGCAACGACTAGCCATGATTGTTGCCATAGCTGCACCTAACGAGTGTCCACAGAACCAAAGTGTCTTGTTTACATTTGTTTTACGCAATGCATCTTCTTCAACCATAGGCCAAAGCACATCTACTTCTGCTTTAAATCCTCTGTGTACTCTACTAATTGTTTCAGCTAGTACTGGCAATGCTTTTAAATCTGCTTTGATGTCGTTAAACTCTGTTGGTTGTGTTCCTCTACAAGCGATTACTAAATCAGTTTTGTTCATAAAACGATATGCTTGAGCTCCTTCTTTGTCATAAAATTCTACAGTCGTGAATCCTAATTTTTTTGCTTGCTTTTTAGCGTCCGATATGTTACTATATGCTACACTTGATAACTTAGCGAATAACAATGAACGTTCTAAAAAACTTAACTTTTCTATACCTTGCATGTGTGCCCTCCATAATGTACATTTATTTATTGTTATTGTAACTAAATACAAATATAGGAAAGTAAACCAATGCGTAAAAAAACTAGAAGTATACTTGAAGAACTAAACAATATTGGTAGACCCAAGGATAATAATGATCTATTGATTGAAGCCTCAGCGAGTAATATTATTGAAAGCTCTATTAATTTATTAAACATGATACATAGAACTTATGATCAGGATAACGCATCTGAGCTAGAACGTAGATTTATTAACAGTATTAAATCAGGCGATCCACGCAAGTTTAAGAGAAGTATTAACAGAATTATTGAGAGTAAAAAAAATGACAATACTTAAAGAAGGTGGCAACATATTTAAATCTGAGCAAGGACCTCTTACTCAGCGCATTGCAACCAAAGACGTACAAGCTTCAATAAACTTTATAGAAAAGATTACAGGCTTAGTCTACGATGAAGAAGATTGGTTAGGTACAACAGGTAAGAAGAACGATCCAGACGGAGAGTTTGAAAAGAATAGTTCCGGTGACCTAGACTTAAATACAGACGCAAGTAAAATCAGCAAAGAACAATTGATTGCTAAACTTACTAGTTGGTTAAAATCAAAAGGCATTGATGACGAAGCTATTATGAACAAAGGCCGCAAGAAGACAGACGGTTGGATTCATAATGCAGGCGATCAAGTTCACTTCCGTACACCTATTGCAGGCAACTCCAAGAATGGATATGTGCAAACAGACTTTATGTTTACTAACAACCCAGAGTTCCAACGTGGAGCAAAGCGAGGCGGCACACCACAGTTTGGCGGAACAGACAGAGCTATATTGTTATCAAGTATTGCAAGAGGACGCGGCTTAAAATTTAGTCCTAAGTTTGGCTTAGTTGATCCTGCACAAGGCGATGAAGTAGTTGCGTCTAACTGGAATGATATTGCACCTATGCTACTAGGCAAAGGAGCAAAAGAATCTGATACAATTACTGTAGAAACAATGCTTGCATTTTTAAAGAAAGATCCAAACTACGAAGAGCTTATTGCTCCCTGGAAAGAAACAATGGAGAAGGCAGGTAAACAAGTACCTGAGTCAACATTTGAATCATTAGCCGACAAGCAACTAAGTAGAATTGTTACACTAGCGAGCGTATTAGTAAAATGAGATTTGGTGAATTCCGCATATTAACAGAAGCAAAAGTTGGCCGTGAGTATCAACACTTAGAGGACCTAGTGTTTGTTGACGGGTCGCAAGGCGCAAACAAGGCCGCAGACATACTAGATAACCTAGGAACAGATAGTTCAGACGTTGCTATTAAGTGGGACGGCAATCCAACTATCTATTGGGGACGCGAAGACAACGGCGAGTTTGTTATGGTTGGTAAGAATGGCTGGGGAAGACAGCGTTCAACATCATCTGCAGACCTTGCTAAGTTTATTAAGACTAGTGGCAAGGGCGAAGAGTGGCGCGAGAAGTTCGGCAATGATATGGCACAGATATTTGACATACTAAAAAGCTCAACTCCTCCAAGTACAAACCAATATGTATACGGAGACTTATTATACCATCCAGGTAATCCATATACAATAACAGATGGTAAAATACAATTTACACCAAACAAAGTAACTTATACTGTAGATGTTAACAGTGACATGGGCAAACGCATTGCTCAGTCTAAAGTAGGAGTTACAGTACACACAAGATATAATGCCTTTGGAGACAAAGACGGACAGCCAGTTAACCAAGTAGGTGAACTAAACAGTAAAGATGTTGTAGTACTAGGGCAAACTTATGTATCACATCAGCCAACTGTGAAGTCAGGCGAAACAGATAGTATACGTAAGCTGGTACAAAAGAATGGAAAATTAATTGATTCATTCCTTGCTCCGGTGAAAGGGTTAAGTGATATGAAGAACATAATTTATACCTATGTTAACCATATGACACGAACAAAACAATTACAGAATATTGAAAAGGGATTCTTTGATTGGCTAGGCACTAGTAAGGTTAGTGCTAACAAGCAGGCAAAGATACAGGCAATGCATAACGAGTCGCCACAAGCACTTCTAGCTATATTTGGTTTGGTAAAACAAATTATGTTAGCAAAGGATGATATTATAGATCAACTAGACGATGCTGATGCAGACATTAAAGCATCAACAGGCGACGAACGCGGCGGTGAAGGTTACGTTGCTCAAAAATCAAAGATTAAATTGGTTCCACGCTCTAGATGGCAACCGAACTAAAAGGAAACTAATACAATGAAAATGAATGAGATAGTAACAGAATCTAACTACGGTGATGATCCTAAGACAAAACACTTTGCAACAATGGGCCGCACACTAATGGACCTAAGTGCAAAGATGAAGATAACAAAAACTACACCAGACGAAGAAATTGCAAAGTCAAATAGAATGTCTGCATTTGGTGATGCGCTAACACGCTTTGGCACAACGTGGGGACCACGTACCTTGCCTGAACTACTAAAAGATAGTGGTTGTTCAAAACAGGACGCAATGGAGTTTATTGAACTTGCTAAAAAGACTGGCCCAATTAAGCCGGTAGTTAAAGATCCAGAACCAGTAGATGAGCCAGAAGATGATTTTGACGCTGGTCCAAGTGATGACGAGATTGACGCAAAAGCAAGAGCAATGGCCCGAGGCAAGTAATGGATTTTATCCGAGCATTAGAAAACGATCAAGATATATCTCCGGACAAAGAGTCTGTAGAACTACTTGAGAAGTTGGATGAACTACAATTAGTGTTTAACAATCTAGAAGAATTAGATGAAGGTGCCTTTGATCGCATTGAACAGCGTGTTGAAGCAAGAGACTTACTTCTTTATAGAATGATTGTAGGGCAAAGCAATATGATGCTCACCAAAAAGTTTTTAGAACTAGCATTAAATGGTAAGTCAGTACCGAGTACAATGGTAAAAGGGTACTTGCCAGCACTTAAAATGCTGGATGACATAGTCACAGCAGGCCCTGGGTATGTACAGATGCTAAGATTACTACATCAGAGAGCCAAAAAAGGCTGATAATAGCCTATTTTTTACAAAAGAGCTAAATAATAATAAGCACTTCGTAAAGAGTTTACGGAAAGTGTCATTAGAGCCGAAGAGGTAAAACTCTTCAATTTTATATAACAGGAGAAATAAAATGGCAACACAAGCAAAAGTAAATGGTTTAACAGTATCAGATAGTTTTTACGGATATGATCCAATATTCCTTAAAATTACAGGTACAAACGTAGCAACAGCAGATACAGCATCTGCAGACGGCGTAGCAGCTTTTACACAGGGTAACCTTTCAAAAGCAGTTTCAGCACTACAGACTCAAATGTCAATTGTACACATTGGTGCAAGAGCAAATAATGTCGTAGTAGTAGCTGTAGACGCAGCAACAGCTAATGCTTACATCGACGGCAACGACGATATAGACGTAGCAGCAGCCGCTAAAGCATTAATTGATACAGCAACTGGTGTAACTTCAACAGTAGCAGCTATCACATTAACAGCAGGCGACTTAGCTTAATAAATTCTAACTACCTTAGAATCGTGATATACGGCCGTTAAGGCAGGCGTCACACTAAAAGGGTTCAGTTTTTACTGGACCCTTTTTTTATGGCTATAAGTAATAGTATGAGATTCCAATTAAAAACACTTGTTGACATTACACCTACACATGCACGTAGGACAGAAGATAGTTACATGTACAAGCAACATCAAAACTATATGACTATGCTTAATACATTGGGCTTAAGAAGCAATCCTGTATCTGTTGTAGTAACATCTACAGAAGAAGATACCAAAGTGTTTGGAAAAGAGTTTACTGGTAAACATACTGTGTGGACTGTAGAATTTGAAATAGAGCGTGAGGGCGGCGTTGACTTAGAACTGTTAACAGCAGACTATAACTTAGTACCTTTTATTAATAATTTAAGCGAGACAGCTACATTTAAAAAACCGATATTTCAGACAGCAAATCCACGTTATAATAATATCGTTTTTCTAAAAGTATGATAAATAAAAGTGTATAGGCAAACAAGGCAATTTATTTAATCTTATTTTAAGGCAAACTACAGGTTTACTTAACAACACTCTTGAGCAGAGATAACGGAGAAGAAATAATGGCAACTGCCTTAGAAAAGAAGAATTTAGAAGCACATGTTGATTTATGTCAAGCAAGATATGAACAACTTGAAGGGCGTCTTACAAAGATCGAAGAAAAAGTAGATCACCTGCACAGAGATATCACAGAAGGTCAAAAGTCAATGACTAAAGTGCTTATCGGAACAGCTGGCACAATCGTAGCTGGCTTATTATCAACAATAATCGTAATACTATTAAACGTTAATTAATCAACTAAATAACTGTATGTTATTGAGAGAGATTACCTTACCGCATGACGAACTAGCTGAAGCCAAAATGGCTTGGGCTAAACGCGGCAACAAAGTTGTTCGTAAGTTTAGATGCACTGGAGGCATACGTCATGGACGTATTGTGTCTAACATTGCACAATGCTTTGCAAGACCTGACATAAAGAAACGTTTGAAGCTTAAAGTTACAAAAGCAAGACTAGGTTCTAAGATGTCACGTAAAGCACGTAAGACTAAACGTACTAATTCAGCAAGTCGTAGAGTAGCACAGCTCAACAGAGCAGGTAAGGCGAAGAGAATCTAATGTACTTGAGAGAGTTGACAACAGTAATAGACGAAGGTGCAACATCCATTTATGGACGTTCAGGTAACCAGAGTACTCGTAAATATAGATGTAGTAGTGGTCCACGTAAAGGACGCATTGTTGCAAAGATGGCAACGTGTACAGCACCAAAGAATATTAAGAAAGCAACAACACTTAAGAAAGTAAAGAGAGCAGGCGCAAAACGCCAAGCTGTTAAAACAGCAAGAACCAAAAGAGCAAATCCTGCTTCACGCAGATTGCCAAAAGTAAATATTAGCATGCGGACCAACCGTAAGAAGTCTAAGGCAAAAAGGATATAAAATGAGAATTAATGAAATAACAGAAATGCAAGGCACAAAGCCTGCAATCATCAAAAACCTTAAGCCTGGCACTTCCGCAGAGATTGATCATGGTGATGGCACCAAAACAATGATTGACCTAAAGAAGAATCCTAGTGCATTACAAAAAGATCCAAAGACCAAAAAGGTCACAATGACAAAGAAACAGCAACCTGGTCAAAAAACCAATCCGGCTACCCAAGCCAAAAGAGGTGACCAGGTAGTTGTTGCACCACAATGAAACTAAACGAGTTAATTCAGAGCTTTAGTATAGCTCTGTCAAACGAGGAAGCAGAGGTATTAGATAAAGTAAACCCTGTGCAACCTTTACAAGGCTTTTCTCCTAGAGAGCAAGTCATAATTGAGAACTTGATAAGGAAAAGTCTTGTAAGTAAAGTACTTCGAGACAACATAGTAATGGTGGTGCAGAATGAGTTCAAATTTAGCTAGTCAACTAGAAAATTTAATTAACAACAAGTTAAAAGAGTACCCGCTCCCGGTGGTGAAAGGTAACTCAATACGTATTAGAAACTACGTTGTTAGATTTAGTAAGAAGGCAGGTGCTTGGTTAGTATATGATGTAGCAGAAAATATACAAGCAGGTAAGTTCTTTGCTAAAACTAGTGCCATAGCGTTTGCAAAAGTACACGCAAACGATGAAACAGGAAGTTTAGTTAGAACTGTAGAAAAGTTAGATGATATATTAAGTAAACATTATCAGGATTGTGTTTTTTACAATCACGGAATGAAACGAACAACGGACGGATCTAAGTACGATGTTTTAGAAACTAGATTCGATATAAGCTACTCATTAGCACAGGACGCCAAAGATCAGTTGGACGAACTAATACTGTGTTAAATGATAAATAAATATACAAAGAACAACATTTAGGAAAGTTGAACAATGAATATAAGAGAAATTTCAAAACCAATTACAGCAAAAGGCTTGAACGAAAGCCTTGCTAAGAAGTTTGGCCAGCGTCTAAACTTAGAAGAGTTTACACTAGGGCAACTTCAAGATGCACAGAATAAACTAAGAACATCACTTAGTCAAGTTGAAACTAAAGAAAGTTTTAATTCAACTCAAAATCCAGCATACCAAAAGTCAAAACTTTTCCTAGATGTTTTAAATGCTGAGATTAGCGAAAGAGCTGACATTGACGAACCAATGATCGAATCAACACTTACTGAAGGCGAAGAAGATAAAGCTGAACTAGTAATGGCTGCTAAAGACATGGTAGACCGTGTTACGGGTTGGATGGAAGACACAGCAGAAATGCAAACTGAGTCAATGCTAGAACTTGCAGATGCTATTAGAGATGAAATGGGTAGCGAAGCTGCTGAGTCATTTACTAATACAATTAAGCCTGCACTAGAGCAACTATATGCTGAAATGGAAGGCACACGAGCTGCACTTACTAGTGGTGTTGGTATGCTAACAGGCGAAGGCGATATGCAAGAGCCAATGGGCGATGATGGCATGGACGACTTAGGTGGTGACATGGAACCAACTGATGAGTTAGAGCCAGGTGTTGATGAGCCAGTAGATGGTATGGACGACATGGGCGATGACTTTGGTGCTGATGGCGCAGCTGCAGGCGGCGAAGAAGAAGCTGGCAGAGAAAAGCGTGAAAGTGTACAGCGTTCAAAAAAAAAGCTAAAATAGCCGAAGCATTAGACGAGTCTGGTACACTAGTACAAATAATCAAAACAATTAAGCCTGGAACCACTATTACGTGGAACAAACTTAATGGCTATATGAAAAAAGCCGGTGTACCACAGTTTGATTACAATTCATTTAAAGCAACCTACGATAACAATCCACAACTCCAAAAGTTAGTTAAGTTTGATCCACAAGGGGTAACTATCAATGATAGCTCTATGGATCAAGTAGGTAGCACTACTCCAAGCAATGCTGACACTGTCGGTGATATGGCTAAGAACGCTACAGACGTAGGCGCAGGACTTTAAATTAACGGTTGACAAAGCTCTTATTTGGTGTTATTATATACACTAATAGGAGCTTTTTTATGACTGATAAAAACACGTATGATTCAATAGTTGAAAATATTAAACAAGTATTAGAAACTTATGTTCAGCCAGCAGTAGCAGGACACGGCGGCGTAGTAAATTACCTTGATTATAATGACGGAGTTGTAACACTCGAAATGAGCGGTGCTTGTTCTGGTTGTGCTATGTCTTCAATGACTTTAAAAGAGGGCATTGAAAGAACTCTTACTGGTATGATCCCCGAAGTAACAACTGTTGTTGGAGTAGACGATCCAAACTCAGGAGTCGATCCATACATGTCAGATCCATTTGGCATGCAGCGTATTCATTTAGAAGACTATGACACAGACTTACAATTACCAAAGGAGCCTAAAGATTGAGCTTAATTATAGAGAAGTACAAATACGAACGACTTAAACGTGTTGAAGTAAACGGTAAACGTAAGTACGCCGCACCAGGTGGTGTACCTGTAGCAAGTGTAACAACTATACTTGACGCTACAAAAGATAAGTCACACTTAATCGCATGGCGCAAACGTGTTGGCGAAGCAAAAGCAAAAGAGATTGTAACCGAAGCAGCTGGCGTGGGCACACGTATGCACAAATACCTAGAAGATTATATAGAGTTTGCTGAATGGCCAACTTGTGGAAGTAATCCATATGCACAGAAAGCACACGCAATGGCATGTGTAATACGTGATGAAGCAATGGGTGATGTAGATGAGATATGGGGAAGCGAAGTTCCTTTATATGTTCCAGGTATCTATGCAGGAACAACTGACCTTGTAGGACAATACAAAGGACAGCCTTGCATAATGGACTTTAAGCAAACTAACAAACCTAAGAAGCCTGAGTGGGTATATGACTACTACCTACAAATGACGGCTTATGCACTAGCACACAACGAAGTACATGGCACTGATATACGTGAAGGACATATCTTTATGTGTTCACGTGATTTAGAATATCAACAGTTTGATATATGGCCAGACGAGTTTGATGCATGGGCTCAAGAGTGGTGGAAGCGTTGCGAAATGTATTATGAGAAGCAAGCATAAATACATTATAGAAGTTAACTTAGGAGAGCATAGTGGCCGTAGTACAAATCAGTCGTATTCAAGTCCGTAGAGGACAAGCAAATCAAGGATCTGGCATCCCGCAACTTGCTGGCGGAGAATTAGGCTGGGCTGTTGACGAACAAGAACTTTACATAGGTAACGGTAGTGTCGCAGAAGGCGCACCGCAAGTAGGTAATTCAAAGATAATTACTGAGCATGATGACTTGTTCGAACTAGTAGGCACATATTCTTATAAAAAGGGTAGTATTGATACTGGTATAGGTGTTGCCGTAGAGCGCACACTTAATGCTAGACTCGATGATATTGTTAGTGTAAGATCATTTGGCATTACAGGTGACGGCTCAGATATTACAACAAAGTTACAGAAAGCATTATACGAATTATACTTAAAGCCCACAACACGTAACAATCCGCAGAGCAGAGTAATACTACATGTTGAAGCAGGAATATACAGAATAAGTTCAACAATTAGAATACCTCCATATGCAACTATCGTTGGCGCAGGTAAAGAGAAAACTGTCTTTATAAAGACAGGCGACATCACAATGTTTGATACTATATCAAGCGATACAACATATGATGGCGTGAATGCTACTATATATGCAGATCCTACAATGTCATATGCAAACAGTGCAAGATATGTTTCATTTAAAGATTGTACACTTCAAACAGAATCAGATGACGGAAAATTACTACAGTTGAATAGCTGTCGTGATAGCCGCTTTGAAAATGTAAAATTTGAAGGAAGTAAATTAACAAATTCAACAACTAATCCAGCTGTTGAAATAAGAAGTAAAAGTAATGCTGTAAGATCAGAATTCAATAGATTTATTGATTGTGAGTTTGTTTCTATAGGTAAAGCGATAGTAAGCGATCACAACATATCACGTAATGAAATTGACTCATGTAAGTTCTTTAACATTACTAAGGCAATTGAAATAGGTGTTACACCTACAATCGGACAAACGAACGCAACCGACAACAACATTAGAGAGTGTTACTTTGAGACGATAGAGCAACAAGCAATTCACATTGCAAATGGCACACGTAACTCTAGCATCAATAATAGATTTGGTCCTAGTGTTGGTAACAATGGCGGCAGTGAAGCAACTGTTGCTCACAGTATAATAAAATTTGGAGAATCAGGCAATATTTCAGTTGACAATGAGTTTGATAGAACGTATAATTTAAGTATTAATCAGGCATATATAGTTACTAAACCATATATTCCAGAGGTTGAAGGACCTGCGTTTTATGAACACGAATACACTGAACAAGTTGACCTTGCCCAAATTGGCACACCGCAACTTTTATTTAGATTGCCCGCAGATACTACTAAGTCATTTGATATTGACTACTGGTATAAAACTGATGTTGGCGCTCGAGTGTTTTCAAGAGCAGGAACTTTGACTGTATTTGTTAACAGAGAGAGCAATAGCGTTAGTATTATGGATGATTACGATATAAGTGGACTGGATTCATTAGGTGCAAGTTTGCAATTTAGTGCAACATTAAACCAATTGGAAACAGCATGGAGTGCCCAGGTAAAATATACCAATCAACTCGACTCAGGAAAATTAACTTTTAAAATACGTTCACGAAGTTAGACGTATGTTTCAAGAGAAATATGAGAAGAGGCTGCAATCGTGGCACGATTTTCGAGCAACACTCGAAACACACCCTGATCCACTACAGCACACAATTGACGCTTATCGGCATGTACCCGGAGTAAGTATTCATACTGATCCGTGGGACCAAAAGCTATGGCCTCAACCGTGGTCGCTAATATTAGAGAATCAGTATTGTACCTTCTGTACCGTACTAGGAATGTGTTATTCGCTACAGTTAACAGAACGCTTTAAACAGGATTTGGTAGAGATACATATCTGTATAGATAGAGAAAATAACGAAACTTTCTATTTGTTAATGATTGAAAATAGAGTAATTGGGTATGATGATAAGCGTCACATAGCAATGTCAGATCTACCAAAAAAAATAATTTCGCAACGTGTCTACACCATGCCGCGTCTGCAATAAATAGTTAACTTAATAGGAACAGGAGAGAACAAACATGTCAAACGGCATTCAAATTATAAAAAGAGACGGCAACAAAGAACACATCAACATTGATAAAATACATAAGGTAGTAGAATTTGCTTGTGAAGGCCTTGCTGGTGTAAGTAGTAGTCAAATCGAAATGAATGCAAACTTGCAATTTTACGAGGGCATGCCAACAAGTGCAATACAAGAGATACTTGTACGAAGTGCAAATGATCTTATCAGCTTAGATGCTCCTAACTATCAATATGCAGCTGCTAGACTATTAAGTTATGGTGTTAATAAAGATGTATTCGGCGAGTACACAGCAATTACACTACAGAAAAACATTGAACAAAACATTGAGCGTAACGTATATGACCCTGCAATACTTGAGTCATACACTAGCGAAGAAATTGAAGTACTTGATAGTTACATACGTCACAAGCGTGATGAGAACTTTACCTATGCAGGACTGCGTCAAGTAGTAGACAAGTATCTCGTACAGGATCGTTCTAATGGACAAATATTTGAGACGCCGCAGTTCATGTACATGATGATTGCAGCAACCCTGTTTGCTAACTATCCAGCAGAAACACGTATGCATTACGTAAGGAGATACTATGATGCGACCTCACTTTTTAAAATCAATATACCCACGCCAGTCATGGCAGGAGTCAGGACGCCTGTACGCCAGTTTGCAAGTTGCGTACTTGTTGACAGTGATGACACTCTTGACAGTATTTTTGCTAGTGATATGGCTATCGGCAGGTATACTGCTCAAAGGGCAGGCATTGGCATTAACGCTGGACGCATACGTGGCGTCAATGCGAAAATACGTGGCGGAGAAGTGGCACACACTGGTATCATTCCTTTCTTAAAGAAGTTTGAAAGCACAGTACGTTGTTGTACACAAAACGGAGTACGTGGCGGTAGTGCAACTACACACTTTCCTTTTTGGCATCAAGAGATTGAAGACATTCTTGTACTAAAGAACAACAAAGGTACTGAAGACAATCGTGTGCGTAAATTAGATTATAGTATACAACTTAACTTAACAATGTATCAAAGATTGTTATCTGGTGGCGATATAACTTTGTTCTCGCCACATGATGTACCTGGATTATATGAAGCATACTTTGGTGACGCTGACAAGTTTAAAGAACTATACGAAAAGTATGAACGTGCTACAAGTATTAAGAAGCATACTATATCAGCAATGGATTTGTTTTCGGCATTAATTAAAGAACGTGCAGAAACAGGACGTATCTATATTATGAACGTAGACCATTGTAATACACATAGCTCGTTTAAAGATAAAGTTTATATGAGCAACTTGTGTCAAGAAATTACACTACCAACTAAGCCACTTAATCACATTGATGATCCAGAAGGCGAAATTGCATTATGTATTCTTAGTGCTATTAATGTAGGTACACTAAGGAACTTAGACGACTTAGGCGAACTATGTGAGTTAGCTGTAAGAGCATTAGAAGAAATTATTGATTACCAAAAGTACCCAATTAAAGCCGCTGAGATTAGTACAAAGGCCCGCCGCAGTTTGGGCGTAGGTTACATTGGAGTAGCACACTTCCTTGCAAAGAATCATGTTAAGTATGACGATCCTAAAGCGTGGAAACTAGTACACGACTTGAGCGAAGCATTCCAGTACTACTTACTTAAAGCAAGTAACAAATTAGCGCAGGAACGAGGCCCTTGTGAGTACTTCCATCGTACTAAATACGCTGACGGCATCCTTCCTATTGACACTTATAAGAAAGATGTAGATACAGTAGTGGAGAATAAATTAAATTATGATTGGGATAGCCTACGCAATGACATTAAGGAGCACGGTCTACGGCACAGCACATTGTCCGCACAAATGCCTTCAGAGAGCAGCTCCGTTGTGTCGAACGCAACAAACGGAATCGAACCACCTAGAGGATACTTGTCCGTTAAGAAGTCAAAGAAAGGGCCTCTTAAGCAGATTGTTCCGCAGTATCAAACGCTAAAGAATCACTACACACTGTTGTGGGACATGCCAAGCAACGAAGGCTACATTAATGTAGTAGCGGTTATGCAGAAGTTCTTTGATCAAGCAATTAGTGGTAACTGGAGTTACAACCCAACGCACTTTGAAAACAACGAAGTGCCAATGAGTAAGATGATAAACGACTTGCTAACAACTTACAAACTAGGTTGGAAAACAAGTTACTATCAGAACACATACGATTACAAAACAGATCCAAGCGAATTAGAAGACGAACCAACAATAGAAGCATTACCAGCAAGCACATTCGAAGACGATGAAGAAGAATGCGAAGCATGTGCAATTTAATGCTTGACAACAAACATAAATGATAGTAGTATAGATACATAGGAAGAGGAAAGTTTAACATGGCAAAAACAGTATTCAACACTGATAAGGTTGATTTTACAAAACAAAATATGTTCTTCGGAGCAGATATGAACACGCAGAGATATGATACATTTAAGTTTCCTGTGTTTGATAAATTAAACCAAACGATGCTTGGATATTTTTGGCGTCCAGAAGAAGTAAGTTTACAAAAAGACAGAGCAGACTATGCTAACTTCCGCCCTGAGCAGAAGCATATTTTTACAGCAAACTTAAAGTACCAAACACTACTTGACAGTGTTCAAGGACGAGGTCCATGCCTAGCATTTTTGCCGCATGTGTCATTGCCTGAGCTAGAAGGCTGTATTGTTACCTGGGACTTCTTTGAAACTATTCACTCACGTTCGTACACACATATCATGAAGAATGTGTATCCTGATCCAAGTGAAGTGTTTGACACTATCTTAGATGACAAAGAGATCTTAAAACGTGCAGAAGCCGTTACAAAGAACTATGATGCATTTACTAACGCCGCAGATGCTTTTAATCACAGAGGCGAAGGCAACATGCGAGATGTCAAAAAGAAACTATACTTGGCAATGATGAACGTAAATATCCTAGAAGGACTTCGCTTTTATGTTTCCTTTGCATGTACGTTTGGCTTTGGCGAACTAAAACTAATGGAAGGATCTGCAAAGATTATTTCATTAATTGCACGTGACGAAGCACAACATCTAGCACTTAGCACACACGTTCTTAAGAACTGGGCTAACGGTAAAGACGATCCAGACTTTGTTAAAATTGCTAAAGAGTGCAAGGAAGAAGTATATGAAATGTGGCGTACCTGTGTAGAAGAAGAAAAAGCATGGGCGGAGTACTTGTTTAAAGATGGTTCAATGATTGGACTTAATGCAACACTTCTTAATCAGTATGTAGAATATATTGCTAACAGACGATTAAAAGCATTAGGACTAGATGCAATCTTTGACCAACCTGTAAACACTAACCCACTACCGTGGACTACACATTGGTTGAGTAGTTCAGGCTTGCAGGTAGCCCCACAAGAAACAGAAGTTGAGTCTTATGTTATCGGCGGTATTAAACAAGACGTAAGTGAGGAATCACTTAAAGGATTTAGTCTATGACAAATGTAGTAGTATGGAGTAAGACACAATGTCCTTATTGCGATAAGGCAAAAGCAAAGTTAGATGCATTGCATGTGAATTACGAAGTAAAATTGATTGGAACTGATGTAGAGTTAGAAGACTTACTCGAAGCTGTTCCGGGAGCAAGGAGTGTACCCCAGATACAAATTAACGGTGAAAATATAGGCGGGTATACAGATTTATTAACTTACATTGAAAACACCGGGTTCAATGGTACAGGACACACATTATAATGTTGATTCAAAAAACACACGGCATCGGCGATGTAGTTTCAATGAAACTATCAACTGGTGAAGAAATTATTGGCAGATTGGAAGAAGAAACCGATACAGGTTTTAAAGTCAAGAAGCCAATGGCAATAGTAATGGGCCAGCAAGGCCTTGCACTAGCACCATTCATGTTTAGTACAAGCAATGATCAGTCAATGTCATTTAAAAGTACTAATGTGATGACAGTAGGCATAACGCTTGAAGAAATTTCAAAGCAATATGTCCAACAAACTACAGGTATTGTAACTTAATGCCTGGAATTAGTCGCAACAATGATACAGCTGACGGCGATTTAATTCCAAGTCAGACCACTGTTTTTGCAAACGGTGAACTAGTCATTGTTGACGGCGACGATGTAGAAGGTCACGGAACTGGCGCCCATGCTAGTCCAACTATGATAGCAGGTTCTAACAATGTATTCATTGGCGGAGTTGCTGTTGTAAACGCAGGTGACCTTGCTACATGTGGAGATGCTGCAACAGGTAGTGCTAACGTAAACGTTGGCAATCCTAGCTAAACCACTTTTAACACCCCTTAAACGCAGATCACTTAAATAAATTTGTAAAACATAAAACTGGAGAGCATTATGGCGACACATGAAGAAATTGTACAATCGTACAACAACTACTTGGCAGAGCATGCAACTTTCGAAGAGAAAGGTGTAAAAGCTGCTGCAACAAGAGCCCGAAAGGCACTTGGTGACTTAGGTAAACTTACCAAAGATCGCAGAAAAGAAATCATTGAGAAGAAGAACTCAATGTAATGAGTGGACAGCGGCGGTGGTTAAAGTTTTGGTCGCGAACAGTTGGTATGCCAATAGGTGTAACTGACGATGACAAGCCAGAGTTTTTACCCATCACCCAACAGGAAGTACGGAAGGCACTAGCTTTTCGTACTTTTTGGATTGTTCTACATATAGTAACATGCTGTATGATTATCGCAGGAAATACAAAGGTAATCTTCTTTTCAGATTAGCCCAGTCAATAAATGTAACTGGTTTCATCTGAGGAGATAAATATTGTCTGCGTATGATAACATGACACGCACAACAATAATAATAATTAAAAGGAATTATAAATGAAAAACATATTATTATCAATAGTAGCACTAACTTTTATGACTGGGTCAGTTTTTGCTGAAGACTACAATAACACTGGAGTCTCAGTAAATGTTGCAAAGGACGATATTAGTTTTGGTTACGCAAATGGTACACACGCAGACTTTGCTGATGACGCAGAAGTGTTTTCACTAAGCTACGGTGGCCTACCAGTGGACTTTGGTCTTCAAGTAATTAACGATAACTCAGTAAATGACTATCGTCTTAACTTGAGTAAAAGAGTTGACTACACACTAATCAACCTAAATGTATATGGTGTTGCAGAAGCACACTATGATTTTGGTGATTCATACGCAGATAACAGACTAGTTCTTAGTCCGTATGTTGGTGTTGAAATGCCTGTAGGTGGAATTACTCCATATGCAGAGCTAGGATATGATATTGCATCAACAGACGCAGACTGGGTAGACTTTAATAGAGTAGACAGCTACGGCGCACTAGGTGTAAAAGTATCAGTTAACGAAAGAACTGAAGTCAACTTGCAATTATTGCAGAAGATGGACACAGACTTCGATAGCACAGACAGAGAATTTATGATTGGATTCAACTTCGCGTTGTAATTAAGAATACATTTTTTATTAAAAAGGTTGCCTTGTGCAGCCTTTTTTTATGACAGAATGTATAAATATATGTAAGCAACGTAACTGGAGATTTAACGCATGGCAACAAGACAAATAATATCAAAGAGCATAAATGTAGCAAGTGGCGACTATATTGGCCGTGACGGCGAGATATGGGTCGACACAGTAACTAACACTCTGAAGGTTAGTGACGGAGCAACGCCAGGCGGTGCAATACTTACAACAGACGGCGGCGGCGGCGGCGCTTGGGCAGACATTACTAACATTAACAATGCCAGTGGTCCCAGCAAAGTAGCAGTAGGAACACTTGCAGGCTCAACAGGTCAAGGCTTACGAGCATTAGCAGTTGGTAACAATGCAGGTGCAACAAATCAAGGTATAGAAACAGTAGCACTTGGAAATAAAGCAGGCATGACAACACAAGCACAGTATGGCATAGCAATTGGTACACAAGCAGGTCAAGATACTCAAAGCCAAAAGTCAATTGCAATAGGTTCTTATGCAGGCATGACATCACAAGGCTCAGAATCATTAGCAATTGGTCATAATGCTGGTAAAGTAAGTCAAGGTAACGAAGCAGTAGCAATTGGTAATGAGGCCGCTCCTGCTAGTCAACACGCAAACTCAATTGTAATCAACGCAAATGGTACTGCATTAAACACAACTCAAACAGGTGAGTTTGTGGTTAAACCAGTTAGAGCTGTAGCAGGAGCATTGCCAACAGGATTTAAGCAAGTTGCTTACAATCCAACCACAGGCGAATTTATCTCTTATGGGTAATTAACAACATAAACTAAATTAAGAGTCCTTAGGGCTCTTTTTTTATGACTAAATAATGTTAGTATATAACAGGGCAAGGGGCAAAACAATGGCAGATATAAATCAAACAGTGGAGATGCCTACTAGCGAGGACGATTTTCCAGAAGCAGATATTATTATCGAAGATGGAGCGTTTGACGGGTTCGAAGGTAAGACAATAAACATTACTGAAAACGTAGAAAGTCAAGGCGATGTACAAGCAGGTATAGAATTTATCTATCATATGCGAGAACATATTGTAGATGTAACAGTAGCCACAGCATATCTATTAGTAGTATATGCAATCTATATGTGGATTAAAAAGAAACTAAGTTAAGAGGGAAACACAATGCAACATAATGAATATGACGTAAAAGTCATTAAAGTAGTAGACGGTGACACAGTAGACGTAGATATTGATCTAGGCTTTGGTGTAACACTAACAGACGAACGTGTAAGAATTATGGGCATTGATACGCCCGAGTCACGCACAAGAGACAAAGTAGAAGACTTGTTTGGCGAAGCGGCTAAAGCACGTTTGAAAGAGCTTATGAAGGACGGTGGTAAACTTATTACTACTGAAGATCGCAAGGGTGAAGATATGAAAGGTAAGTTCGGACGTGTCTTAGGAGACTTCAAAGTAGACTACAATGGCGAAATGAAGAAAGTAACCGAGATCATGACAGAAGAAGGACATTGCGTTCCTTACTTCGGTGGATCAAAAGAAGATACACAAGCTGCACATATGGTAAACAGAACACGTTTACTTACTGAAGGCGTAGTAACCCAAGAAGACTACGACAAAGCTGTCGCTAAAATGGCAAAATAAAAGGTTGACAATCAACTAAACTCCTGCTATACTGTATAGACAGTAACAAATAGTAGGAGTTTTTTTATGACTATGGGACTTGTAAGGGGAATGTCTACGCTGAATACTAAGAAGCGTAAGAAAAAACCTCTAACACCAAAAGATGTAGAACGATACACTACCGAGTTTCGCAAGCATAATAAGTCTATGCGCCGAGCAAACAATCACTCATTACAATATGCTACAGTTGAAGACTACATTGCATATGTACGGGGCGAGTATAAAGCACCTAAGCAAACAAGAGAAATATACAAGCCAGATACCAGCTGGCGCAAGGAAGAACCTAGAATCCCTTCCGCAATGGAAGAAGCGATCAAAGCAGGTACTTTCAATAGAGGTTGTTCAGGTGGTACTAAGAAAGAAACACCTAAGTACACAGGTGATCTTATTGTAGGCATTGCGACAATGCATAAGTCAAATGCTGTTCCAGTTATGCGTGGAACAGATCAAGCAAAAGAGATAGCGAGGATGGCCCGATGAATAAATTTTTAACAGCATTATTAGTATGCATTGCATTTGTTAGTACAACACAAGCAGGACAGACTAAAGGGTTATTTACAGCAGAAGAACGTCCTGAGATGTGGTGTTTAGCACAAAATGTATATTACGAAGCACGTGGTAGTAATCTAGCCGATCGTATGGCTGTTGCAGATGTAGTTCTTAATCGAGTTTCACACAATTACTATCCTAATACTATTTGCGGAGTTGTACAACAAGGCAAACAATATGCAAGTGGATCAATGATACGTAATATGTGCCAGTTCAGCTGGTATTGTGATGGCAAGAGTGATTGGCCTACTGACATAAATGCTTGGGTAGAGGCACAACAGATTGCATATAATATATTAGTGTTTGGTGACGTCCGTGGTATTACTGAAGGTGCGACACACTATCATGCAAACTATGTAGAACCAGCATGGGCAAAAGACTTTGCACTAGTTGGACGCATTGGTGTACATATCTTTTACCGTTGGGAAAATTAATGGTTGACACTTACCTTTGATGATTGTATAATATAAACTTAATGAATAGGCTAATGGAGGCACAGATGAAAAATATGTTAAAAACAACGGCTATTGCTGGTGTCATGTTGACACTCGGAGCATGTAGCTCAATGACAACAATTGCAGAACGTGACGAATATGCACAACCTAAATGGTATGCAAGTTGCGCTCAATCAGGCGCTGAAGGTTACTTTTGGTGGAAGGAAGAATTTGCATATGCGTGTGGCGCAGGCGAATCAGTACACCAGCAAGCGGCCGAAGAGCAGATGTATGCTATTGCAATGAACAACTTTGCAAAACGCATTAACGGCAAAGTGAACAGTGAAACTAATTTATCCTTCGTAAACGATGTTAAGCAAACGAGTACTAGGATTGCTTACACAGTTGAAGACACATCCATCGTTCAACACCTTGAAGAAGAGCGTTCAACATATGTATACAACAGCAAACAGTATACATTTGTAAAACTTAAAATGCCAAAAATTGTATTCGATCAACTGTTAGCACAAAACACAGTAGCTACAGTAAATGATTAGGCTCGTACTATTACTTGGAGTAGTTGCAACGCTAGGAGCATGCACTACTTCACAGCATCACAACTATACGCCACAGTACTGTTATACCGATCAAACAATCGAACGTACAGGCAATATAGTTAATAGCGAAACTAAATTAGAATGCACAGATAGACCAGGACAACAAGTAGCAACACAACGTGCAGGTATTGACAAGGGTTGCAAAGAGTTTTGGTATACTGAAAATAGGCGCGGCAAATTAATTCAACAGCGAGGAGTATATTGTGAGAAGCTCGACGGTAGCACTGAAATCATTAATATTGACGGCAATAATAGTTAGCGTTTCCGCTTGCTCGTCTACTCCGTATCAAACAAGAGCTGTTGAAGTTCCGACTGTAACAAGTCCGACTAGCGGTGTAAGCGTATTAGTAGATGTTATGCAAGGCGTGTACCTAACTAGCAAGTACGGACTTGACAACCAACAAAAGCAAAAGCAGACAGGTGCATTTTATACAGCACTTGAAAGCGACTATGGCAAAGTTATTAGTTGGTACGAACGTGATGCAAAAGGACATGTAAAGGCTGTACACGGTTACCCACAAGGTAGTGGGTTTTGTAGAGTAGTCTATAGTTTAGTTACTGTAAAAGGACGCTCTAGACACTTTGAAGAAACAGTATGTAAAAAACATGCAGAAGATACTAGGTGGCACTTTGTCAGAAAGTAACGATAAATACATAGAGGAAAACACTATGTTACTAGGTATTTTAACATTACTCACGGCCTTATGTATTAGTGCTGTGGCAATTTACTATTCTGTTGCAGGTCTTGTAGCAATCTTTGCCGCCGCGGCGGTGCCTATTATGATTATGGGCGGAGTGCTAGAAGTTGGCAAACTAGTCACGGCTGTATGGCTACACAAACACTGGAAGCAGGCTGCATGGTGGTTAAGATCTTATCTCGCCTTTGCGGTGTTTGTTCTTATGCTTATAACAAGTATGGGTATTTTTGGCTTTTTAAGTAAGGCACACATCGAACAAACTAGTGCAGGCGAAGAAAGTGTTGCACAAATAGAACGTATTGATGATGAGATCGCTAGGCAAATTAGCATTGTTGGTCGTTCAGAAAACAAAGTAAGAGAACTAGAATCAAGTACGTTCAGCAACGATACGCAAATACAAGAACAAATAGACAAAGAACAAATACGTATTGAGTCAGCATACAACCGTGTTCAACCTGCTATTGATGAGCAGAATGTTATCATTGCCGGCGTCACAAAATTATTCCAAACAGAGCTAGACAAGATTGACAACGATCTAACGATCTTACAAAGCTATGTAAACAATGGCGAAGTTAAAAAAGCACAACAAATGATTGGCGCAAGTGCTGATGGTGTGTTTGGTAAAAAGACAGCAGAAAAGATCGGCGACTGGAAAGACGTAAGGCAACAAGACCGTGATAAGTGGTTAACTAGACTACAAGAGTCTGCTAACTCGCCTACTGTACAAGAGGCACGTAAAGAAATAGCAAGACTAAGAAGTGTTGCTGACGATAACATCACACAGTCAAACACACTAATAAACAGACTACGTGAAAAGTTAGGCACTGGTGCGCCAAACATTGATGCATTAATCGACGAACAGTTTGCTAGAGTAAAAACAGCAAACACAGAAATTGAAACACTAACTGATGAGAAGTTTGAACTTGAATCAGAGTATCGCCAACTAGAAGCAGAAGTAGGACCAATCAAGTATATTGCTGAGTTTGTATACGGAGAAACAGCAGACCGTAACATGTTAGAAGAAGCTGTACGTTGGGTAATAATCATTATTATCTTTGTGTTTGATCCACTTGCTGTACTATTGCTAATAGCAAGTCAGTACACGTTTGAATGGAACAAAAATCGCAAGCCTCAAACATCTCTAACAGATGATGACTTCGAAGAGTACGATAGAATGAGAGCAGAACTAATTGCTGCTAATATTCCACCGTCAGTCAAACCGGCAGTACCAGAAGAAGAACTTAAATTTGAAGACATTGATCAAGAAACAATAGACAATGAATTTAAAGATGAAGGATATGAAGAACGCAAAGAACGATATGAACGAGTAATGGCTCCGCATCGTTCAAAAGATATTCAACCTGAATCTACAATTAATAAAGAGTATCCAGATACTAAAAATGCTTTCTTCTTTGCAGAGGAAATCGAACAAATCAAAAAAAAAGAAGTGATACTTAAAGCTGAATCAGACGAAACACCAGAACAAAAACAAAGACGTGAACATGTTGACCTACTAGAGGCAGATGCTTCAATAGCCGAACGTAAACGGTATTGGAAAGACCACAATCCAAATGAGAACCTTAAGAGCTGGAAAACCTTATATATACAAGGCAGGATTGATAAGTTACCGTGGGTACCAGATGAACAAGGGTACGTACAGAACAGCGAACAGTCCGACGATACTATTTGGAAACGGTTGAAAAAATAATACATGCCTCAAATTAAAGTAATTACTCCGCCGGATTTATTGCATAATAGCGATCCCAGTATACTATTAATATATCCAAGTTCAGCTCTTAAAGAAGAGTTTCAAAACACTGTACAACATTGGGATCTTTCTTTTAACTTGTACATTTACTCACCACAAGCTAACGACCACAACCTAGATTGGTTACTGTCATTAGTTAAGATGTGTGACCAAACTATTATAGACTTAGACCATTGTGACTCACAAGTACGTGACCTAGCGTCATATATTATTGCACAAAGTAACACTTTGTGGTTGACAAATGCGGTGGAAACAGTGTATAATAAATTAAGTATCAATCGAATATACGATTTACAACAACTAACGGAAGGAGTACTTAGTGCCAAGCAACAATAAATTTAGTAAGAACTTTAACAGTGGCCAGCGTTGGAACAACGCAGCTAAAGAACAACCTAAGGGGTTGACTGTAGAAGTTCGCAACGGGGATGTAACGAAAGCAATGCGTATCTTTAAGAAGAAGGTACAAGAAGCTGGCATACTACAAGAAGTTCGCGAACGAGAGTTTTACGAAAAACCATGTGAAAAACGCAACCGTAAAAAGAAAGCGGCAGTTAATAGACACAAGAAGAACTTAGCAAAGAGAAAATCAGACTTAGGATTCTAAGATGGCAATGCACACAGAATTGTGGTTTCCAAGTGTAGTTTGGAGCTCAATGATACATAGTGGCAAGAATGAAGATCTCAAACAATACGCATACGATCTAAAAAAGAATTCTCAAACACGAGTACTGAGCAACTACGGAGGCTTCCAAAGTCCTGACATCAAAGCAGGAGAGTCTCAAGCACTTGATAGGCTAATGCAGACTATTAGTGAAGAAGTAGACTTTTGTGGTAACCAAGTAGGACTTAAACCCTTAGAACTTTATAATGTTTGGATAAACATTAACCCCCCTGGCGCATACAACGAATTACATAATCATGTTGGTAGTGTACTAAGCGGTGTTTATTATATAGACGCTGATCCGTCACAAGGTAATATACAATTTGAAAGAAGCGACAACGCAGATTATCACATACCTACAGAAGTAGCCACACATACATATTTTACAAGTACTAGAGCAAGTTATGCATCTAAAACAAACGCATTGTACGTTTTTCCAAGTTGGCTAAAACATAGTGTACAAGGCAATACCTCTCGTCGCGACAGGCTTTCGATTAGTTTTAATTATGGAGAGAAAAATTGAGAATAGACAACGACACAAAGTTAGACTATAAAGATGTACTTATTCGTCCAAAGCGTAGTACACTAAGGTCACGCTTACAAGTAGAGTTACGGCGGAGTTTTACTTTCCGTAACTACAAACCATATGCTATGAGTATAGAGTCTATTAAGGATAAACCATCGTACGATGGTATTCCTATTATGGCAAGTAACATGGACGGCGTTGGTACATTTACAATGGCAGACAAACTTGCAGAGGGCGGCATCTTTACTTGCTTAGTAAAAACATACAGTGCAGATGAACTAATAGAATACTTTGATAGTGACATGCCAGAGCGCACAGAAAATGTTGCTATGAGTATTGGCACAAGTGACGATGACTGGTGCAAACTTGAAATAGTGTATGCAATAGTCAATGACAAGTTAAAGTACGTGTGTATGGATATCGCAAATGGTTATAGTGATCATTTTGCACAACACGTTAGGAAAGTACGTAAAGCATTTCCAAATATTGTAATTATAGCAGGTAACGTAGTTACCGGAGAAATGACCGAGGAACTAATCCTCGCAGGAGCAGACATTGTTAAAGTTGGGATTGGGCCTGGTAGTGTTTGTACTACTAGGATACAGACTGGTGTTGGATACCCGCAGCTATCAGCTGTCATTGAGTGCGCTGATGCCGCTCACGGTCTTGGGGGACACATTATTGCTGACGGCGGTTGTACTTGTCCTGGAGATGTAGCAAAGGCCTTTGCAGCTGGTGCTGACTTTGTAATGCTAGGTGGCATGCTTGCTGGACACGATGAAGGTGGCGGTGAAGTAATCCAGAAGTTTTACAAAACAGGCGAATGGGTCAGTGAAACAATTACAGTTGACAAGATTGAAAAGACAACTTGGAAAGATGGGATTGAACGTAAACAGTTTGTAGCGTTCTACGGTATGAGTAGTGATGCAGCAAACACAAAACATTTTGGCGGACTTAAAGACTATCGTTCGTCAGAAGGCCGTGAAGTACTTGTTCCCTACAGAGGAGAAGTAGCACGAACAATACAAGACTTGCTAGGCGGATTACGTAGTACTTGCACATATGCAGGTGCTATGAAACTAAAGCAACTTAGCAAGTGTACAACCTTTGTTCGTTGTACACAACAATTTAACGCAGTTTACGCAGGAAAGTAATTTAATGGATTTAAGTATTTTATATAACGGGCAAGTTTATCTTTTCCTAATTGTATTTGTAATGATGATTGCAGGCATGATAAAAGAGAACGACTTGTTCAAAGACATCTTCTGTTTCTTTGAACAGAACTTAAAAAGTAAGAAAGCTGTTGTTGCTATTGTAAGTGCCCTAACAGGACTACTACCTATCAAAGG